GGAATCGAGTGATCGCCAGCAGAGCCTGTTGTGATATTGCCGAAGCTATCCTTACGCAGCTTCATGCTGGTAAGAAGTTCGTCGGAACCAGCAGTCGTTACTGCCTTGGAGCCGCTTACTACATCGTTAGCGGTGCCAGCAACAGCATTGATAGCGGCCTGTTTAAAGCCTGACAGATAGCCAAGAACTTCTTGGTCAAACTGATCAGCAAGACGATATGCAGCACGATCACTTGCCAAGCCTTGGAAGTTTACGTGGCTATGCGCCTCTTCAATATCGTCAACCTTAAAGGCATAGTAGTTTGCCTTATCAATGGTGAGGGTGAAGTCCTCATCATCAAGGTCTTGCGGAGTAATTTGCGCACCACGTGCGTACTCCTTTACAGTGATTTCGGGTTCTTTGATAATCCGAACGGAATCACCCATTTGAGCAATCTCACCAAAGTAGTCGTTATTAGTGATTGCTTCACAAACAGCGGCCTTGCGGAAAGCGACCTGCACCTGTTTGCTGTAAATTACGGGCGAAAAATTACCGTTAGGAAGATTACCATACCCGGCAGCGGTTTTGAATGCCATGATATTATCTCCTATTTAGCATTTTACAGATGCAAACTCACCAGACTAATCAGAGGCTGATTCGCTATGGGTGCGTATCCGATAGGTTGGCCGACCTAAATTCAACGGGCCACGCTCGTCAGGTAATCCATAAGACTGTAGCGTTTGCGGGTTAGGGTAAGCAGGTAGCGAACCCACTTACACCTTTGTTGACTATAGTTATATGCAAAAATAACTATTTGTCAATACTTTTTTATCGGGCTGAACCCGATATATCATAAATAAATTTACCAGAACGAATAGCTTCCATAACTTCATCAGAACGATTCTCGTATTCTGCAGCAGACATGCGTTGCACATCTGATTCTTTTAGGTATGATGCCTCTTCGTTTTCTTGCGGTTTACTACGACTATTTTTTGTAGAAACAGATTTGGCTGCTTCTTTGTCTGATTTGGATTTTGTTTTGCCAATACCCATATCAGCTTTGTAGAGGTCAATAGCCCTAGCAGCAGAACGTGCGTCGTTGTCGTTTTCATAAAGCGCATCTTGCACCCATTTTGGCTGTGACTCTGCCCACTCGTGAAACTGATCGCTGTCACGGATATCATCAAAGTCTGGATGCAATCGCATTAGTTCTGCTTCGGCTTTCTCCTTTGTGGCAGATAGCTGCATTTCATCAATTGCTTTTATGCGTTCTTCAAGTGCGCTAGATTGCTCACTTGCTTTTTTCATGGCAATTGTTTCTACAATAGCTGCAACATCTGGATAATCTTTTGCCCATGTTTCAATGTCTTCATCAGACTTAGGCAATTTCATTTCTTTTTTAGTTGCATCAGAAAGCTGTCGTTTTAATTCTGCAAGTTCTGTTTTAAAATCTTCAGCTTGTTTTTGTTGATGCCTACGAAGATCAGAGTAACGCTTCTTAAATGTTTTTTCTTCTGCGTTTACGGGTTCTTCTTCAATTTCTTCTGAAGTTTCCTCTACTTCTCCCCGTTGTTCTTTTAGCATCTGTTCAAGTTCAGCTTCTTCTTCTTTACGTTTTTCTGCATTACTATACTTACGTGTAGCAAATGCAACTTTTTTTTCTGGCTGCATTTCTTCAGCCATTACTTCTGCGGCTTCTGCCATTTACTTTTCTCCTAGTTGGGGCCAACCGTAGCCACGTTGGGTGGGGGATCAGGTAGCCAACATATCTAGCAGTTAACGTGCTGCTAGTCCACGTCTACGCGACTCTTTGCCAGAGAATTTAATTACTGACATGAGTTCACTTCCAAGAACACGGCCAATGGCACGTATTTCTGGTGTGCCAAGCATGTTTCTTAGCACTTCACGATCCTCTTCATTTAAATTGTCTAAACGACGTTGGACCATACTTTGATAATCTTTGAGTGTTACTTCTTCTGCCATGATAGCATCCGTCCTGTTATATAAGTAAGGGGGTGTACAATTTTACACCAAATATTACCCACAATATTATCTTTTGCTTTGCCATGTGTAAGCACATGTTTGAGATGCTGCGTACGTGCTTTCGCAAGATATGCACCTATAAATGTAAGAATAACACTTTTACGCATTCCCCTTACCCAAGGTTTAAATAACCAATGATAACCTTTTTCGTGATATGGTGTCAAGTATTTTTTCTGGTGTACGCCCCAAATTTTTATAGCCTGTTTCCAATCATCTAGTTGTGTTTGACGATACATTTCTGTACATACAATTTTATCATCTCGTGTATCTGCAGTTTCTTCTGCTTTGGAATTATTCCCAGTATTTACGTTATTCTGAGTAGACTTAGACCAATCGTGATCCTTGTTATAATAAATATTGCCCCTATCATCTACGTTAGTTGCTGTGCCTTGATCATCTTTTATTTTAGATGCATTTTCTTTGCCAACTTTTTCTGCAAGATTAACACCTGCTTTATTTTTGGTAGAGTTACGTCTAAGATTTTCTTCTTTACGAGCTTTGTCTATTTTGTCAAACTCATCATCATATTTACCAGCGCGAACATCACGAGCGTATTGACTTGGATTGCTACTTTTTGCTCTGTCAAGACGATCTCTTACAGTTTTTTGTTCAAATACTGCATCTTCTAGTTTTGTACGAGGACGACCTTTTGTAGAAATACCAGTGCTAGTTACTCCAGTATCTGTTGTAGTGGCTGTTGGTTCACCTTCATCAAGTCCCAATGCTGCACGAACACTTGCTGCTGCTTGTGTTTTTAAAGCTGCCTCATCAATAGGCGTAGAGCCTGCTCTTTGAAGATTTGCAGCTAATGTTCCAGATGCAGTTTGTCTTTCTACAGATACATCAAAAAGAGCATCTTCTCTAGCTGCTTTCAATAAAGTTTCAACAGGAGTGTTAGGACTTTCATTAAACAATTCTGTAAACTTTTTAGTAACCCTAGCTTCAAATTCTGGACCAGAAGAAGGTATACTAGCAATAGCTGCTTCTGTTACAGTCGCACCTTCTGGTAGAGTTTGAGTAGTTTCTACACGAGTAGTTTCAGGAGCCGTTGTTTTAGCACCAAAGTTAGGGTCGACAAAATTAGGGTTTGGTATTTTTTTACCCGCAGCATTAAACTTAAAAGTTCCATCAGCATTGCGTAAAAAAGGCTCTGAAGATACTCCCTCTGGCATCCCTAGTTCTGTGCGGTCAGAAACATCTACCATATCTTTAATTCTGTTAAGCATTTGCTGTTGCTTTTTGGGGTCAGACTCTGCAAATGCTACATTTTTAGCAAGGGAGTCCAGTGCGGCTTCATACTCAGCCGAAGTCGTACTTGCGCCAACGGCCCCAAGAAAGTTGTCTCTAATTTTTTCAAACGTACCGCGTGGGTCTATTTTATTTTCAATTTCTTGAAAAGGTTTTGTTCCTTTTATTGTGGTTATTGCGGGGTCTTCTTCCCGACCAAACTGGTCAGTTTTAGGTGCGGCTGGGGCGGAAGGGCCATCGTCGTCATCTTGTTGTTGTGGCGCTGGAGCAGGTGTAGGATCAGGCGTAGGATCAGGTGTAGGATCAGCCGGAGTATCTGTTTTAGGTTTAAAGCCTGTCGGCACAGGTATAAGTGGATTGCCGTTTGCATCCACAGGTATAGACATTTCATTGCCCTGATCGTCTACATAAATTACATAACGAGGTAAAAACTGATCAAATGTAGGCACTTGATCTACTGTTTGAACAGGAGTAAACTGCTGTTGCGGCGGTGCATATGGAGTAAATACAGGCGCTTGTGCTGGAGTAAATTGTGGTTGATACTGCGCAAACTGAGATTGTTGTACACCGCCGGGTGTGAATGTTGGAGCCGTAGGGACAAAACCACCCACTTGCATCTGCAGAGGATTGTCATCGTCAATATCTAAATCTTCTATGTTGAATGGTACACCTTCAGGAATGGTGGCTTCATCAGCGTTGCCCATTTGTCCCATAGCTTCCATACGTGCTAGACCTTCTTTTGCTTCGTCTCTTAGCTCCATCATTTTATCAAGGCCGTGATATCGTACAACGTCGGCTGGCATGACAAACTCACCCTCACTAAGTTGAGCCGGAATGTCATCACGAACTTCTTTTTGCAACGATCCCACAGGAACATCATTACCAGATACAGGATCAGTCGTATTACCTTGATCCTTCATACCGCCATCGTCAAACAAATCCATTTGTTTTGCCATTGGCACTGCTCCACCTTCTTGCATCATAAGTCCACCTTTGTTTTTCATAAATGCAGGTTCGCCCTTTGTCATGCCACCAAACAAACCTTTAGCCTGATCTGGCTCAAGAAGCATATAACTATCTGCATACCGCGCAGTCATATCAATTTCATCAGGGTCTATTTCGCCCCTTTCAGCTTTTCTTATTTGTTCTACTAACTTGTCCAGACCTTCTTCGCTGGTGCCTTCATACTCATTTCTATAAACAAATGAATCGTATCCGCGTTTATTGGCAGTATCTTTTAACGTATTAAACCACTGAATGCGATCTTCTTGATTGTTAATAGTGTCAAGTTTAATACGTCTTGCCCGACTTGCCTCTCTAATTATGTCAGCCCACAACTCTTCATCCATGCCAATTCGCATGACATCTGGAAGCATGTAGTAAGTGTCTCCACCTACGGTAACTCTAGGAGCTTTACCCAGCAAATCTGCATCAGATTGATCTTGCAATAAATACTTTATACGAGTCTTATCGCTTCTTGCAACAGACATATCCGCTATCCAGCGCATAGGTTCTTTAAACGAGCTAACGTCTGGGATACGTGCCGGTTTTAAATCTGACTTTAGAACCATAGGAAGGATGCGCTCACCCTTGACCATTTTCTCTGCTAGTTCTCTGTCGTATTTTATGTTTGTCGAGCCACGAGCAGTAGCTTGTGCTGCTGTGCCTACATGAAAACCTATATCGCTTGTGCCACTACCAATTACGTCAGCTACATCATAATCTTTTTTAGTTAAGTGAAATACACGAGATGCTGGGTCTTCCGGGTTATATCCCATTCTTTCTGGAGTCTGTTGAGGAAAAATGTTTCTGGGATCAAGCGGCCCGTCTTTTTCCTCTGCGCCACGAAGATATCTAATATCTGCTGTAATAGTCTCTCGACCAGACTCCACTGCCTCTGCAAGACGATGATTGCCCTCTACAATAAAAGGCTGTCCATCTTCACGAACATGGATAAGAATATTGCCTTTTGGATTATAACCTTCTTTTGCTATACTTTCTTTTAAACCTTTTAATTTATTGTAAGCAGGTTCACCATCTATAATCGTTTCTCCAGTAGCCCTAAATTTTTCCTCACCCATAGCACCGGGTAAGTCTTTTAATTCATCTGGAGTAAATGTTACACCATCTGCATATCCTGTAATGCCACCTGCTGAACCTATGTTAGCTTCATAAGTATCTGTTTGACCCTTTTGGATGGCACGATTTTTAACTTCGTCTGATGTGCGTTGTTTTGTTTCAGCGTAGGTTTCTTGATATACTTGATCAAAACCGGGATTATCTATTGTTAATTTTGCATCTTTTCTTAGTTTGCGCGTAGTGGCGCGAAGTGCTTTACCTGCCGCATCGCCAACACCCGGAACAAGTCCCAACAAACCTGCAGTAGCTTCAATGCCAGCACCAACATAATCTTTTTCATCTAGCGCATCTGATGTTCTTTTTAGTGCTAGTGCCTCTCCAACACCCGGCAACATTTCAGCACCAAACATAGCAACATCTTTTAAATTAAATCCGCCCTCTTCTTTTTGACGCTCTGCCCCTTTAGTGCGACGTTGTGGATTTAAAGTTTTTTCTGTCTGTTCGTTAACGTCCATTTACCTCGTCCCGTAGATATTTAAGTTTACGCAGGGCTGCTACAGCACCTTGACTTCTATGCAGCAGTATCGTATTGTCTGCTTGTTCCAGTGCCTTTTGTTGTTGCTGTATTAAAGTGTCAATGTAATCATTGAACGCTTGCCACTGGCGGTTGTTGTTGACCCACGGCTTGAGTCTGCTGAGTATTTCTTGGTTGTTCATTTCCACTAAATCCTTGTTCACCCGGTGTAGGAGCCATGCCTACGCCAATATTAGCGCCACCGCCACCGCTAGTGTCCATAGGATTAGCTCCTGCAGGTGCTGGCTGCTCTGGCAACGGTGCTTGAAACTCTTTCATAAGTTCTGCTTGTAACGCCGCCTCGTTCATATTGTTGGTTACTTTGTCGGGGTCAAGGTCCATTGACTTTGCTATTTCACGAATAATATATTGAAACTTTGCAAATGGTGCAAGTGCTGGATTACTTGCTACTTGTAAGAATTGCATAAGCCTTTGACTACGAACTTCATTAGCCATAAGACTTTCTGTGCCACGTGCTTTTACTTCAAGGTCGCCTTTGATCGCTGGGTCAAAGTCAAATTGCATATTAAATCTAAAGAAACCCTCTCCTAATGGACGTAGGAGATAGTCATCAACATTTTTAATTACAGTTTTAATACCACCAGCAGCAGCATTCATTAACATGCTAATACCACTAGCTGTGCGGCCTACACCAGATACGCCTGTTTGACCATGTGCAAAAGACGGAAAGCCTGTGCTTTCATCTGCAAGCACACGAGCCTTATCAAATAGCATCATGTTTTCAGATGCAACATTTGGAAACTTTGTACCAAAGATAGCCTGACCGGGCGCACCACCCTGACGACGGAATACCTTGCCCGGATACAGTGACAGGTCTTGTCCCGGCACCAGATTAGTTTCATCTACCTCTACAATCAAATTACCTGATAGTACAGCATTGTCCACAGCCATACGCATAAAGCCATTCATCAGCGTCTGTGTATCGTCCATGTTCTCCGCGATACCTACACCGAAGAAACTGTATGGATTAAGTTCATACGGCGAAGCCATGTAAGGAATTTTAGCTGGCTTAAACGGATTAAGCACCATGCGAATAAGTTTACCGTTACAAATCCATATATTAGCTTGCAACTCATCAAAACTCTTTAGTTCATCTGGGATGTCAACACCGTTGTCTTCCAACATCTCTGTGTCGCACATACCCCAATATTCAAGAACTTCAAAACGATCTATACCATGTTCTGGTGCATAGTCTGACAGATCATCTTCCCAATATTTTTTGTTATAGTTTTCACCAAAAGACACTACCTCATCAATAACTTGATCCCTAAAATATGGACGTTTTTTCAAGTTGCGCAATTGGGTGCGAGACATTTTGTGTCTCTCAATAACATACTGCGCTTCGTCAACATTGTTAGCATCTGGATCGGGATAAAAGTTCCAGACAGACACATGATTTACTTGAGGTATTGTTTTAAATACAGGATCGTAATTACCGTCGTCATTCCAGTTGGCGTATTCTTTATCAACGGCAAACGGGCCTTTCATAATGCCGGTGCCAAATAGAGCCATTTCAAAAGCACTGCTGCGCAAACTTTTACTTGCACCAGACTCTTCAAGCTGGTCGTGTATTTTCTTTTCCATCTTTTTAGCTGCAATTTTTGCAGGACTAAACTCAATGGCTGTAGGCGTCTTGCCCGGACCCTCTTTTAGTTTATCCTCAACAGACTCTAGCTTTTCTCCTAAAGGCCCAAGACCCTCAACTAAAGTTGCTGCCGTGGCCCCCGGAGGTAGGTCATTGCCATCTCCCTTAAAGCCATAAGGGCTTGATAACGAAGTTTGCCCACGCAATTGTTCAGGTTCTTTGGGATCAAAGTGTACATCCTCTACAACGCCTTCTGGCAACTCTGTAGGATCAACAGATAGAGGAAAACGATTGGCAGCAAACAACACATCAACAATCTGACCATATGCAGCCAGAGTTTTTGTTTTAGTTACTTTGATAAATACACGAGACTTTTCTGCCTCTGTAAACTGCACATCTGGGCCATATAGTCCGCGATAATTACGATAGGCTCTTAGCCAGCGTTCTTCGTCTTGATAACGATAGTCTTCTGCTCTTTGATATCGTTCCATAATAAATGGAATTATGTTTGATACATCTACATCTTCTACAACAGTATCTGCTGCATCTTCTAATGCAATTGCATCATCTTCAATCATAATCTCGTCTTCTGCCATGATTATTCCTTAATATCCAAAAGTAGAATCTGCTATTTGCATACCTGACGATGGTCGGCCATGCGGGTCGTAGTCAAAAATAGAGAACCGGGGTCTGGACATAATACCGTACCGGAGCGCGTCGTAAAGATGGTCTTCAGATTTTGTGTCAACGTCTTCTGGATTTTTCTTGTCCAGAGGGATGGACGGTAATTGACTGACGACATTTGTACAGCTATTAAAGAATACAAGTCTTGGTTCCTCTGTAAACTCGTCTACCTGTAGACGCCTGTGTATTTCATTCTTGCCAGCCACACGACTGCCTCTACTGCGGTCAGACGGACGCCAACGGCATCCTTTACTAATCATTTGCTCCGCAAGAGAAGGACCAGTATCGCCACGCTTGTGCCAAAGACTACTGTCCAAAACACCATACTTAATATTTCCATCTTCGGCTTCCAAGTCCAGTATCATATCGGCCAAGTCTGTCGCCAGTATTTTACTGACGTATAGTTCTCTATAGACGACCAGTTGTTCATCAGGCGCAACAGCAAACCAAAGAACACCAGAATAACTGCCGTAACCGTAGTCACATGCACGAAACTTGACCCAGTTAGCAGGGATATGGAAAGGCTCCACAACATGAATATCCCTATTAAACTCAGTAAACGCCGCGCCCTCTTTAATATCCCAATCACCCTCCAAGAGTTGTCGTCTTTGCTGCTCTGGTAGTGACAAAAGCATTGCTTCGTAGTCACCTGATTCGGATAAGTAAGGATTGTCAATAAGTCTCGCTGGGATAAATCTCCTCTTGAACAAAGACTTTCCTGCTTTTGAGTGTCCGTAAGGATATCGCAACACTTCATTAGTTTCAATGTTTGTTGCATCAAACGCTCTATTGTAAGGTGCGGGGTCAATAAACATTTTCTTAACCCAGCCATGACCTCTACCGCCGGGGTTAGTTGTAGCCCTCATAAAGATAGGCAAGTCAGGTGCAGTGGACCGGAGACGAGAACGCATGTAATCCCATGCATATGGTGTGGACCATTGTGTTAATTCGTCAAAGCCTATCCAGCTAAACGCTAGACCCTGATATCGCAAGACATCTTCATCCCTATCTAGGTAAGACATCCACAACCTTGCGCCAGATGGCGCGGTCCACTGCATCTTTCTTTCTGACCACTTAATACCGGGCCAGATTTTTGGGTACAACTCCTGCGATTTAAAAATAAGTTCTCGCAGTTCTTCAGTTGTGTGTCGGAGCAGCAATCCACTAAACTGCGGATGCCCCATGTAACGCAGTGGGTCAGCAAGCATAGCATATGACTTACCGCCCCCTGCACTGCCGCCGTATAGAACTTCACGTTCAGATGCGGCAAGGAACTCTGTCTGTGGGCCGGGGTTAGGCTTAAACAACACGTTAGCATGTTCTTCAATGCTGCTAGTTTCATGTGAAACTTCTGCAATCTCAACCGTTGGCTTTTGCGCCGGTCCTCGCTTCTTCGATTGCTTTCGCTTTGGCGATTGCCGTTTCCGCATACTCTGCCCATTGGCGGAGGCTTGCAGCCGTGTTCTTACGTCGTCGCTCATTGTTTAGCCGTTTCCTTAATCCTACGTGTGAAATGTATCTTCCACTATTAGTGCTTAACCAGTTAGCTACTTGACGATACGAATATTGATTCACGTGTTTACGTGCTTTTTCTAGCAAGTCAAGTTCTACAGGTATAGGGTCAAGAATGTCGGGGTCTTCTTCACTCTGTTTGTATCCGAATGGTACAGTACGTGCTATACGAGGTATCTGTACCCATTCGTTTTCTTCTTTTATGTCTGTAGGCTGTGGTAGCTTCCATTTACCTATACTGCGTGTCATACTTTTAATACTGCTCTATTTGTCTTTGCATTGTATTTATAATGGGACACAGGTCTACCAGATAGTTTTGCTGCCCTTTGTTTTGCTCTTTGAGCAGGGGTCATGTTTCCTCTCGCCCTGCCTTTTGCTGTGGCTTTTGCCGTGCCTTTCTTTAAATTGCCGCTTCTTTGCAACTGTTTAGTAGCAATGGCATATGCTGATTTTTCTGACATGCCTTTAGCCCTAAGCTGTGAAACAAGCCTGTCTAATATTTTAGGCATCGTCTTCTTCAATGGCAGCTTTAGGTGGCATAAGCATAACACCGCCGCTGGCCTCTACTTGCATTTTCTCTGTTTTAACCAGACCTACACGGTCTAGCAATTCTTTAGCAGCAGACATCTTATCACGAATACCAAGTTCAGTTGGATCATACAACGCGCCTGTCATTGCAATAGCAGCCTTTGGTGCGTTCTGTGCCATGTACATTTGTGTAGCTTCAAGAATTTCCTCTTTCAAACCCTTGACAATTTCTACGGTAGAACTAGATTCAGAGTAGCCAGCTAATTTTTTAGCTGCCACCATATTACCACCGGCCTCTTCAAAAAGCACATTTAGAAATGCTTGTTGCTTGCCTGTTAATTGTCTAGCCATTAAACTCTCCGTAATGCATGGCATGAGCAAGTTTTGTACTACGTGATTTTACCTGATTTGCCCACCTGCTGTCAAGCATTTCTTTTGCCGCTACGTCAAATTTATTTTCGTGTATAGCGGCCCACATCTTTTTAAACTTTGATAGACGTGGTACTCCCATGTTAAATGCCATGTCTACCAGTACAAGCTGACGTACAGCGTCTAACTCTTCAACGCAAGGGTGCGAACGAACCAGTTCTTCTTCGACTATCTGCACGTCATTCTGTGCGAGGTACATGGCATCAGCTTCGGTAATGCCATATTCATAGATAGCATCCATGTTAGGAATGTCCATCCAGTCCATTTCTTCCTTTGTGATACCACGATCCTCTAGGTTGCGTCCTATACCTATTGTGTCAATACCAAGTGTATCCTGATACACCTGCAGTCGCAGACCTTCGTGTGCTATAAGTTTATTTATAAAGTTTTCAGCGTTATATTTCATTTCTCATGTCCCATCCACACCGCAAATGCTCCTGTCATTGCTCCTGTGACTACACTCACCAGTGCTGCTTGTTGACTGGTCGGGTCTTCTAGTGTCATAAACCACTCCACTACCCGCCAAGCGGATAAGGACATCCCAAGCATCATCAGACGTGGTAGTATCTTCCACTTCAACAATCTTTCCATTGTTACTTCTGCCACGGTTCTTCCTCGCTTGTTCTTCTGTTGTTCTGTTGTGCATACTCCACATCTGTAACTGGACTACCTTTTACCGAAGAATTTTGTAGCACTGCGTATACCAAAGCTGGCGGCAACAATAACACCAAGACTATATTGATACCATTGCGGCATGGCCTCAAGTTGTTCAAAACCATTAGCTACCACCCCTTCCATGCCGGGTATAAAAGCTAGTATTAACGGCACACTGAATAATATTACAAGCCATTCATCTTTCCACGAGGATGCGCTACCTTTAATAGCTTCCAAGTCCCAATCAATTTCAGCGTTGGCTTTACGCTCATAAACAATTGCTTCAGCTTTCTTTTTAGCAACTTCAGCCTCAGTCTTGGCCTTACCTTTTTCAACGTGACCCTCCAACCATGTCCCAGCTAAACTAGCTATCGGTCCTATTAGTGCTGTTAACATTTTTCATTTCCCATAGTTTTTTCTTAATCAAGTAAACCCGCTGCTCTACATCAGGTTCTATATCTGCCAAGCGCATATCGCGTGGGTCTTTACCCGCCTCTGCGAAATCTTGCAGTCTTTTTAGCAATACTTTTTGGCTGGCGTACAAACTGTTTTCCTTTGCGTGTGCCTTCTCTCTTAGCTTTAGTTGTAGCAGCATACTCTGCACTTGTCAAGGATTTAATTGCTTTCTCAGGCAAATACCTTTCACCTGTTTTTGCACTAGGCTTGCCAGACTTGGTGCGCCACTTTTGTTTTGTCCACGACTTTAGGCTCTTTTGAGACTTTGCTAATGCCATTATAATTTTCCTTGTGAATGCATCAAGAGAAGAACGAAACATGCCATTATGGTAAAACCAAGAATCAAGAAGAAGGTAATGATGGTTATCTCAATTATCTGCTTGCGTTTTTTTGCTTTGGCTATCTCTTCATCTCTGCGCTGTATACGCGCCTTTGCCTGAAACTTCTGCCAGTCACCCCACAGTCCGGGGCGACCTGCATAAATCATAAGCTGCTTTAGCTGCTCTTCCTGTTCACGTATCTGTTCAAGAGCCATGAACTCTTCAAGGTCGGCGCGGTTACCCTTCTTTTGTGACTTACGCTGCAGGTCTTCCTTTGCGCCTACAAACTTTGCGATAGCACTACCAGCCTTGGCAATGTCGCTGCCGTTCTGCACGGCTTGCTTGATAACAGCAAAAGCTGCATTTGCTGCGGCTAATTCGGCAAGCATCAGTAAGTCTCCATATCTTTATTTACTAGAGTAGGTAAGCAGTATGCTGTTATACGCTCACCCTGCTTATGAAGTTTCTGTGCATACCAAACACAATCGTTCAAGTCACGGAAGTACATATCCCCACTAACTTGACGCCTGTCCTCTCCTATGCCAAGAAAGACAAACAGGAGAAAGACGTGTTTCATTGTTACTTGTAGCCGCCCCCTGCTTTCTTATAAGCTGATGCAAGCATCTGGGCTTTACGCGCCGACCACTGTCCGGGTGCGCCGCCTTTACTACCAGCCTTGATGCGGTTGAACTGCCGCTTTCTCATTCCGGGCTTAGTATAGTTGCCAGCTTCGTTAACTCTTGATTTGCTCTTAGGCGCACCGCCTTTCGCAAGGCCAACCGTTCTAGTCTGTTTTTTTTGCGTTCTAGCCGATGGGGTTTTCTTTTTAGCGGGGGCTTTTTTAGAGACACGGGTCATCTCCTATCTCCTATTGGGCGGGGTCATAAAATTCTTCAGCAGTAATTGTAATAACAAGCGTATCTGCTGTACCTGCATCTACAATAAGTTTATCCTCTGCATGTATATACAAGGGCTTGTCTATGGTAAATACGTTAGTTGTAGTCTTTGATGCCAAAGCATGTGTATCTAT